GGATCGTGGTTGCCGTGCTGGGTGAGCTTCATCGCCGCCGGATGTCCCGCATCCATGAAACCAATAATGTTCTGCTGAATGAATTGATCGATGCGATTCGGGACGATACCGAGAACCGGCAGGACGTGAAGGAGTTAATCCGGACTATCAGGGAGTCACCGCGATGAAAAGAGGAATTATTGCCTGTTCTGTTGCGGCGATTGTTTCTCTCGCAGCGGCACTCTGGCCGCAGACGCTGCGCACAAGTCCTGAAGCGCAGCTGAAGATGGCGAAATACGAGGATTGCCGAAAGACGCCGTATTACTGCCCGGCAGGTGTGCTGACCGTTGGCATGGGGTCGACCAGCAACGTGCAGAACCGCGAATACGCCGAGCGCGAGATCGCCGAGCGATGGGTGAATGACCTGTTTCGTGCTGAGAAATGCGTAAACCGCGAGTTTAATGGCACAGCTGCACCACAACGGGTTTTCGAAGCGCTGACTGACGGCGCATTTAACGTCGGTTGTGGTGGTCTTGGCTGGTACACCAACAAAAAGGGCCAGAAGGTCAGAACAACAATCTGGCGCAATGCGCAGGATGGCAACTGGCAGGGCGTTTGCGAGCGACTCACAGACTTTGTCAACTCCGGCGGAAATCGTCTGCCGGGGCTGGTAAAGCGCCGGGAAGAGTTTCGGGACTGGTGCCTCTCAGAGCCTGAGCTGAAGGGGGCGAAATGAAAGCGCTGGGTGTATTTACCGTTTTTATTTCCCTTCTGCTGGTCATCGCAGGCGTCAGGCTGACGCTGGAGAGCAGTAAGCGAGAGGCCGCAGAGACGGCACTTGGAGAAGCCAGCCAGAAGCTTAAGCAAACCGGTGATGTGCTGGCCGAGATCAGGGCGTTACGTAACGACGTGAACGAAGTGGCCGCTGGTCTGAAAACACTGGCTCAGAAGCGTAGCGATACAGGGGAAAAGCGCCGTGAAAATATCAAAAACTGAGCTGGCCGGTGATAAATGTGCCGCTGTGCCTGTGCCTGACCGTGTGGCTGACAGCCTGTACCAGCGAGCCGCCGAAGTCAGCGCCGGTGATTATTCAGGAACCTTTACCGGAAAGCCTGACGGCAAAAACTGAAACGCCAGCACCGCCAAAAACCAATGACATACGGGAGCCTCGCTCCGTGGTCCGATGCGCTGCTGGATGCGCTGGACACATGCAACGCCGATAAGGCGGGTATCAGAGAGCTGGAACTGCGGCGAATCGCCAGGGGGATAAAGTGAAAAAAGCAGAGTTGATGCGTGAAGCCCTGATAGCCGGTAACACCTGGTGTAAGGCCAACCCGGAGCAAATTACCGTCTGGGTGGAAAAAGGCAATATCGGGATTGAAGCGACCGGCGAACCGTCTTTCATGTACCTCTACACCATCAATATTCTCGCCGTGGAATTCCCCGGGGCGGTTGATGATCTGATGCTGCCGATCATGGCCTGGGCCTGGCAATATCAGCCTGATTTACTGCTGAATCCTGACAATAACCGCAAGGTGGAGTTTGACGCTGACATTATCAGCGACGACCTGGCCGATCTTCTGTTCAAGGTGCCGGTCTGGGAGCGCGTCATGGTGGAAACCTTTGACGGGAAGCCCGTCGCGAAGCACCTGAGCGAAGACCGCCCGCGCATCAATGGCGGAGAGTGGGAAGTGGTATTTGGCGGAGGAGAGCTGGCATGACCGATGATGCCGCGCTGTTTCATCAACTCGATCAGGTTTTTGCAGACATCCTGTCCGCAATGGCGCCAGCACGCCGGTTGCGTACAGCGCGCGGAATAGCGACTGCCCTACGTCGAAGTCAGAGCCAGCGCATCGGTAAGCAGACTGCTCCGGATGGTACGAAATACCCGAAGCGCCGCCGTCGCGTACTGAAGTCACGCGCTGAGATCGGCTTTATCTGGGAAGGGGAAGAGCGCCATCTGCGCAACTGGCGGGCAACCCGTGGAAGTCGCGGGCGTATGCTGACCGGATTTGATGAAGGGAAAGGTGCCGTGCGTTCGTTCTATCGTGCGGATATTGAGCGTTACCTTGAACTCAACGCCAGCGAGACGCGCCGCGATACCACGAAAAGCGATCCTATGTTTCGTCGACTGCGCACAGCTCGTTTTCTGAAAGCAAGCGCCACTTCTGAGGGGGCTGTAGTTGGTTTTTCTGGTGCAGTTGCCCGTATTGCCCGCGTTCACCAGTACGGGACTTCGGGACCGGGTAAACGACAGTGGCGCGATGGCAAGCTATCCGCGCCGTGAGTTGCTCGGCCTGAGCAAGGCGGACCGCATGGCTATTGCCCGGCAGGTCATAGATTCTCTGGGGGTGAGCTGATGGATCTGGCTGAAGTCATTCGCCTGCTGGAAAAATCGTTCGCACCGGTACGGTGACGGAGATTGACGAGGAAAAGTGGCGGGTAAGGGTAAAAAGCGGAGAGCTGGATTCCACCTGGCTGCGCTGGAATGCACAGCGTGCAGGCGCTTTCAGCTTCTGGGTGCCGCCGTCTGTTGGCGAGCAGGTATGGTTCCTGTGCCTTGGGGGTAACACTACCGCTGCGATCATCGGGGGAAGTCTTTACAGCAACGACAATCCGGCGCCAGGCATATCGGCAAAAGAAATGATCGTGACCGCACCGGATGGCGCGAAGTTTCGCTATGACGCAGAAGCAGGGGCTTTGCAGGTCAGCGGTATTAAATCAGCAACGATTGAGGCGTCGGTTAAGGTCTTACTGGAAACGCCACTGGTCGAGTGTACCGAGATGCTGAAAACCAAAAATTTCACCGTTACGGAAGGCGGCAAAATGCAGGGGGACTTTACGCACACTGGCGGTGCGTTCATCTCAAACGGTGTCCAGGTTGATGATCATGGTCATGGTGCCGTGCAGCGTGGCGGAAGCTGGACGGAGGGCACGCGATGACGGTGCGTTATACCGGGATGAATCCTGATGGCACGGGAACGCTTACGGACGCCGCCCACGTGTGGCAGTCAGCCAGTGACATTCTTAACACCCCGATCGGCTCGCGGGTCATGCGCCGTGGCTACGGCTCTCTCGTTCCTGATCTGATTGATGGTCCGCAAAACGACGTTACACGCATGCAGCTGATGAGCGCGGTGGTTATTGCGCTGGCGACATGGGAACCGCGGATCATGCTGAGCATCGTGGATGTGCGTTATTCGCAGTCCGGAGCAGTGGAGGCGGGATTGTCAGGGACGCTGACGGAATCTATGGAACAGCAGACGACAACCTTAACACTCAGGAAAAGCAGCAATGGCAACAGTTGATTTGGCGCAGCTACCGCCGCCGCAGATTATTGAGGCGCTGGATTTTGAAGTGATTCTGGCGGATGTCAAAGCCGTCATGATCGCGGCTTTCCCTGATGAACAACAGGCTTCTGTTGCCGCTGCGTTAAAACTTGAGTCTGAACCCCTGACCATACTGGCGCAGGTGATTGCCTACCGGGAATTAATGCTGCGCCAGCGAATCAATGAGGGGGCTGCGGCCTGCATGTTGAGCCATTCCGTCTCCACCGATCTTGATAACCTTGCGGGTAACCTGAACACCGAACGCCTGGTTCGTATTCCGGCTACCGAAACCACCGATGCAGAGATGGAAAGCGATACCGCACTGCGTCTGCGCGCGCAATCCGCTTTTGAAGGGTTGAGCGTTGCTGGCCCTACCGGTGCATACGAATATTTTGCGAAGAGTGCCAGCGGAAAAGTTGCAGATGCCAGGGCAACCAGCCCCTCACCCGCTGTTGTCGTCGTGTCCATTCTGTCTACCGAAGGGGATGGCACGGCGAGCGACGAGCTGATCGCAACGGTAAACGATACGCTCTCAGCGGATGATAAGCGGCCTGTCGCCGACCGGCTAACCGTCCAGTCAGCGGAGATTGTGAATTATGAAATTGACGCTCTGCTTTATCTCTATCCGGGGCCGGAATCTGAGCCGATCCTGAGTGCGGCAGATGATGCACTGCGGGCATGGCTGGCAGAGCAGGGAAAAATCGGTCGCGATGTTGCGCGTTCGGCCATTATGGCCGCTCTGCATGTGCAGGGGGTGCAGCGTGTAGTCTTGCTGAACCCTCCGGAAGATATCGTGATCGATGATACCCAGGCGGCACGGTGTATTTCGCACACCATCAACGTAGGGGGAACGGATGAGTAACAGCCTCCTGCCGCCTTCAGCCAGCACCTTCATGCGGAATGCGGAGAAACCGACGGCGCGGATCAGCGGTATTCCTGTCGACCTTCGAAAGCTCTGGAATCCGGATGAATGCCCCGTGGAGTTTTTACCCTATCTTGCCTGGGCGTTGTCTGTTGATCGCTGGGATAAGCGCTGGTCTGAACAGACCAAGAGGCAGGTAATCAAAGCCTCCTGGCTTGTCCATCGTCACAAAGGCACGATTTCAGCGCTGAGGCGCGTTGTTGAACCTTTCGGCTATTTGCTGAGGGTGATTGAGTGGTGGCAGAACGGCGAGGAGCCAGGCACTTTCCGGCTTGAAATCGGCATTCAGGATGAGGGGATCACCGAGGAAACTTATCGGGAGCTTGAGCGCCTGATCGACGATGCAAAACCCAGAAGCCGTCACCTCACCGGCCTTTCACTTTCGCTTCAGTCTCAGGGTTATATCGAGATAGGGGCGGGGTGTTACGTGGGAGATACGCTGACGGTATATCCCTATTTTCCTGAAACCATCGCTGTGGGTGGCAATGACTACACCGGCGCAGCAATCCATTTAATTGATACCGTGGAGATCGCAAGTGGCGACTAAATATCTTGCCCTGTTGACCAATATCGGGGCGGCAAAACTGGCAAAAGCCACGGCGTTGGGTACGAAAGTTGAGATTACCCAGTTGGCCGTTGGTGATGGCAATGGTGTACTGCCTACACCGAATCCGGCACAGACTGCCCTCGTACATGAGTTACGCCGAGCCCCTCTGAATATGCTGACGGTGGACCCGGCGAACGCTAGCCAGATCATTGCGGAACAGGTCATACCGGAAGACGTCGGCGGGTGGTGGATTCGTGAGATCGGCCTTTTCGATAAAGATGGCGATATGGTGGCGATTGCCAATTGCGCTGAAACCTATAAGCCTCAGTTGCAGGAGGGGAGCGGGCGCGTTCAGGTTATTCGTGTGATCCTGATTGTCAGCAGCACCGAAGCCGTTACGTTGAAGATTGATCCAGCTGTTGTACTGGCAACACGCCAGTATGTTGACAGCCAGTTGCGCGCGCATGAGCAGTCACGTAATCACCCGGATGCGTCAACGACAGAGAAAGGGTTTGTGCAGCTCAGCAGCAGTGTGACCAGTGACAGCGAATCGCAGGCGGCAACATCGAAGGCCGTTAAAATTGCGATGGATAACGGGAGCGCACGGCTGGCAAAAGATCGCAACCTGTCGGACTTACCCAATACCGCATTAGCACGGCAGAATTTAGAGCTGGGTGACAGCTCGACGCGAAATGTTGGAACAACTGCCGGAACGGTAGCCTCGGGGGATGATGCTCGAATTACCGGGGCGATGCAGAAAAGCCAAAACGGCGGGGATATTCCTGACGTGGCGAAGTTTCTCCAAAACCTTGGTTTGAAAGAAGCGGCAAAACGGGACGTGGGTACCGGCACGAACCAGATACCGGATATGACATTTTTCACCCAGGGGTTTTTAACCACCGAGAACAACCAGTTCGCCGGTTTTCTCGCTTTACCCCGAGGTATGGTTGTGCAGTACGGAAGAGTGGCGCTCTATAACACGTCAAACGTGGCAACAATTAATCTGCCGGTGTCTTACGCAGACACTAATTATGCCGTCATAGCGTCCAGCGATTTAGCGGTAAAAGGCAATACGCTTTATCCGTGGTTTGGCGCACGGCCTCATACTGCCAGCCAGATTGACATGCAACAGAGTACCAATACAGACGGTTACGCCTGCTACTGGATAACTGTCGGGAGGGTTTCATAATGCTGTGGAGCGCAAAAAATAACTGCTTCTTTTTACCCACTGCGGGGGCGCTGGTTCAGGCTCCTGACGCTATAGCGGTTGATAATGAGGTATTTAATACGTTTGGTGGGGTTGCCCCAGCAGGGAAAATGCGGGTTGTTGGGGGCGATGATCTGCCAGCATGGGGAGATATTCCACCTCCTACACATGAAGAATTGGTGATTACAGCAGAAACTGAAAAGCAAAACCGTATAGCCCAGGCTAATGACTACATGAACAGCAGGCAGTGGCCGGGGAAAGCAGCGGTGGGCAGGCTGAAAGGTGATGAACTGGCACAGTACAATCTGTGGCTGGATTATCTGGATGCGCTTGAGGCGGTAAAAACGACCAGCGCACCCGATATCAAATGGCCTACACCTCCGGCTTCGGCGGAAGGGTAATGACTGGCGCGGTACTGGTATCGACTTTAGTCAGTTTGTAGCGGTACCGCTGCCATTCTCCCAGTCGTGGCACGTCGGCATCGTCGATGTAGCCTCCAGCCTGAGCATCTGCCAGTGGGGCGATAATCGTCGTCGCCTCCGCCAGCAACGCGGTTTTCATTTGTTCTGCTGCCATCACGTCCGCAGCGTGCTGCAATTCCGTGTCTGTCACCCATTCACTACCATTCCACTTATCGTATGGTGTTGCCGGGGCCAGCGTGGTGGTATCTTCCGGATACTCCCCCGGCACGGTGATAGTAACTTTCTCACCTGTCGCTGTGTTGTATACCGTTTCACCACGATGATCGGCGCCGTATTCCCAGCCGTTAAAATCTGATGTCCGGAAAATAGCAAAAGCGTCCTTGCTTTCTCCCGGCGCGTCAGTGCATGAATTGGCAGGAATGCCGACGCCAACAGGCAGATATTCAACGGATGAAGAAAGATATTCGCGCGTCTTGCCATCATAATTAAATACGGTGATATCACCGGCCACCGTAGCAATAAACTCGCTATTTAATTTTGCCTGCGTCATTATGCAGCCCTCACAATGTAGTTAAATGCGATATTACGCGGGCGGGTTTCTGATCCGCCGTATGACGATGTGTTCCCTGAAAATCCTCTTGTGCCATCGCCGGTAGTGTTCGACCAGACATTGCTATTTGTCACCGACTGAGTTCCGCTGTAATTATGAGCGTGGGACTCAATACTTCCTCCTTGCGAGGTTAGTAACGCTCGCCCCGAATCCACCCCGCGCCCATCATCCCAGCCGCGTAAAAACTCCCCGCGCAAATCAGGCAGTCTGAGCGTCGGATAAGCCAGTGCCAGCTTGGGATACTGGGAGGTAGTGAACGCCGCTCCGTTGCATTTGAGCCACCCACCTGGTGGTGTCGCTGACGGCCACGGAATGGGCACGCCCACCGGCAAAGCAGAGCCTTCCCCTAAACCAACGTTTGCCGGAAGACATGGTTACTTCTGACGGTGCGGTACCTAACCTGCAGTACAGCCAGAAATGACGATGCTCGATACAATGCGAGGGACTATGGCATCTAAATAAAGGGGATTTTTATGCTGATCGGCTATGTAAGGGTGTCAACAAATGACCAGAACACCTCGCTGCAAAGAAATGCACTGGAAAGCGCAGGATGTGTACAAATATTTGAAGACAAAATAAGCGGAACAAAAGCGGAAAGGCCGGGCCTTAAGCGTTTATTACGGACCTTATCGGAGGGGGATACGCTGGTTGTCTGGAAGCTTGATCGTCTCGGGCGGAGCATGCGCCACCTGGTGACAATGATCGAAGAGCTACGCAATCGCGGTGTTAACTTCCGCAGCCTGACAGACAGCATTGATACCTCAACACCTATGGGGCGCTTTTTCTTTCACGTCATGGGGGCGCTGGCAGAAATGGAGAGGGAGTTAATCGTTGAGCGCACCCGCGCCGGTTTGGTTGCAGCTCGCGCAGAAGGAAGGATAGGCGGGAGGCGACCAAAACTGACAAAGCAGCAATGGGAACAGGCGGGAAGACTGATAGCCGCAGGGGAGAAACGACAGCGGGTGGCTATTATTTTTGATGTTGGAATGTCGACGCTTTATAAAAAGTTCCCTTCAGCAAGAAGGGAACATGAAGGGGCTTAAGGCATCACTAAAACAGACCGTTGAGCGAGTCTTTCACCTGGTTTATCGCATTATTTGCACTCGTCTTTAACCCGGCCAGGGCATCGCTGACGGTCGAGCTTTGCAGCTTCTCCCTGTAATCCGCATCGACACGGCTCAGGCTGAGGGTAAATTCGATTTTTTTTGGATTCCCAAATCGGTCGAACTCGGACTTGCCCCGCTCCAGACGTGTTAAAACGTACATACCATAAATACGCCCCGTACCCTCAATAAGGGGCCATGGGCGCCCTGCGTAGCCGATAGTTTCAAGGGCTGACAGCGAGAGATTTCCACCGGTGATTTCCGGGTAAAGGACGCCTGACAGCGTTATATTGTCATCACCAGCCCCAATGTACTGCCAGCCAGCTGACTGGTTAACCCGCTCGTTTTTTACGTGCCTCCACTCCTGCGAGTGCTGGAGTTGCTGGTAAGGGGTGGTGCGCAGCATAAAAACGAACATTCCAAAAACCATCATCATAATCGTCACCTAATCTCTGTCGCGGAAAGAACCACGGTTAATTCTGCCGGTGCTGGCCATTGCATCACGCACAACATTGCGCATCATTCTTTCCAGCTCCTGATCCGTGCGCTTACCAACATCGTTAAAGGTAATGTTAAAAATTGGGGCGCTGCCGGTCGGAGCGGTAACGGGAGCTGATACCGGGGCCTGTGTGGCTGCTGTCGCTGAAATAATGCCGCCAGCTGCGGGCGTTGCCACTCGCGGTACTGATTGCGGCGTAACGCGCGCTTCCTGATATGCGCCACGCAAAGCCAGAGCACGCGGCAGGTTTTTGAAAATAATGTCACCCGGCCCGACTTTCTTGGTGTTGTCAGCGGTTGCTTTTGTATTGTCTGCGATGCTTTGCAGACGTCTTTGCGTACCGGTATTTCCTGACAGTGGCGAGGCCGCAGGTGGTGCGCCAGTAGTAACTGGCGACTCTGCTTTTTGGGGGCAACTTTAGCCATATCACCGGCAAGGAAAGCCACCTTATCCTGAAGGAGGGCGGAGCGTTGCGCATCCTCAATTTTCTTGCGCGCCCTCTCTGCTTCATCGGGTAATACACCAAGTTTTTCAAGTATCCAGCCAAGGGTATCAAGAAGCATCTTGGCTGGGGTCAGTACGAGATTTATTGCACCGCCGAGCACGTTACCGAAGATCTCGCCAGCGCTCGTGCATTTATCAAGCGTCTCCTTGCTGGTCTGCACTGGCGATAAGAGGTTCGTAAACCACTGCCAGACGGATTTAACCCCATCACTGATCATGTCAAAGATGGGGGAAAAGGTGGCAAAGGTATCCCTGAGAGGAGAGATCGCCTGCATAACTCCGGTAAACACACCGAGGAAAAACGCCTTAATGGGTTCCCAGTATCGCCAGATTAGCAATCCCGCAGCGACAAATGCGGCGCCAATCAGGCCTATTGGACTGAGTAAAAAAGATAAAGCCCCACCAAGAATAGATACCGCACCGGTGATCATGCCCCAGATTGCTGGTAAGCCAGTGAGGCGCAACAGCAACATGCCAATGTTTTTAGTCAGCGATCCCAAAAGTGCGCCAGGAGACAGGAATGCAGTAAGCAGACCAGAGCGAACCGCGGGAGAATAGCTGAAATTCTTCCCAGTTTAGGTGCGATTCCTGACAGTAAGACGGACCACCCTCTGACGTTCGCCATGGCCGGGCCCGCGGCAGTGCCGAGAGTGCGAAAAGCTGCAATGGTGCCGAGTAGCCCGCGACCACCGGTCAGCAGTGAAAAACCGAGCTGTAGTTTGGTGAGGGGGCCAATAAGAATACCCATCGCCAGTGATGCAGCGCCAATTGCCGCCACCAGTGCAAGTGCCCCACCCACAACCAGAATGATTGTTTGTGCCAGGCGGGGGTTTTCTTTTACCCAAGTGCTGGCAGCGGTGATCATATCGCTAAGCCCCTGAGTGAGAGAGCGCAGAGGGCCGTCGGCAGTCTCCTCAATCTGAATGCGGAAACCTTCCCATGCGCTGTCCAGGTTTTTCAGATCACCGCTGAGGTTGTCAGCCATGACCTTCGCTGCCTTCTGCGCTTCGCCCTGAGAGCCGCGCAAATCGGCAAGGAGTTTTTGCAGCTCACCGCTACCAGCCGATCTTACCAGCGCCTGAAATGACTTTGCTGCTTCCTCGCCCGCTATGTCTTTAAAGAATGACAACTGGTCTGTGTCGCCGTACTTTTTGATAGATTTATAAATATCAGACAAGACCACTTCGGCCGGTCGCATTTTCCCGGTGGCATCGGCAACAGAACGCCCAATTCTTTCAGGGCTGCCTGGGCTTTACCTGTTGGTGCGGCCAGACGCGAGAAGGTGGTTTGCAGTCCCGTACCTGCAATACTGCCGCGCAGGCCAACGTTCGCCATTACGCCGATCATGGCGGTTGTGCGTTCAACATCAACGCCAAGACCGGCCATCCCCGTTCCTGCATACTTCATCGCCTCACCGATGTTCTTAAATCGGTGTTAGTACGGGTAAATGCTGCGGTCAAAACATCGCTGACCCGATCCATTTCCTTTGGATCGAGACGGAACTGCGAAAGAATGTTGGAGCTGATGTCGGCACTTTCACCAAGATCCATGCCGCCAGCCAGCGCCATATTCAGAACGCCAGGCAATGCAGCCTGAATAGCTTCTGGAGTAAAGCCAGCCATTGCAAGAAACGCCTGCCCACTGGCAGCATCTCGTGAAGTAAATGCAGTTTCTGCACCGAGTTTTTTAGCCTGCGCGCGCAGATTCCCCCATTTGGGAAGAGTCTTTATTAGGCGGGTTAATGCCTGAACGCGTGACATTTCCTCGTCGAAACCAATTGCAGGCGCCAGGAATGATCCGCCAGCGTAACCCGCAGCAGCGGTGCCGAGCATCATCCCCATACCCGCCCCGCGAAGTTTGCCCGCAGTCTCTTTTGCCCGATCGTATCTGGCCTGGGCTTTCTGAGTAGCAGCCAGCTGGCGGCGTTCGCGCTCAAGTGTCTGGTTGTATTGCTCCGTGCGCCTGATGGCACTCTGGATGGCGCCGCTGCCGGTGGTGAGGTTAACGCCATGCTGGCGCACTGCCTGTGCAGCTGTGCGAAGCTGCGTCGTTTGCCTGCCGTATGTTTCAGTCAGCCGGGAAAGTTTGGTGCGAAGTGACTCAAGTCGCGCCGTCTGGGCTTCAGTAAGCTGGCCGCCTTCGCGTTGTTTCTGGTTGAGACCGTCAAAGGCCCGCTGGGTGCTTTTCAGCTTCAGCGCAGTGTCATTGGCTTGCGAGCGCAGCTTATCAAATGACGTTGCGCTTTTTTCCAGGTCTTTGATAGAGGACTGTGTTTTTTTTGAGGGAGTCAGAAAGGCCGCCAATGGCTTTACTGGCGGCGCTGACCGGGCGGGTGAGCTTGTCAATTGCACTGAAAGCAACGCGAATACTAAGATCCATCGTCGTCATCCTCCTTCTCATGGTTACCGCTTCTGATGGCCGCCCGTTCGCGCCAGGCCATCAGCTCGCGCAACTCCATGCTGTGCATTTCGGAGGGCGGCCAGTGAAATATCACAGCGATGTCAGCGATCAGATCGTCGACATCGCTGAATACTGCCTCTCTTACTTGCTCGCCGTCGCCGCCTCGCTCGGTGCGGACGGCGCCGCTTTCGTCAAAAAAGGCGTAATTTCTTCGCACAGCGCCGTAAAGTCGCCGGTCGCCATTGAGGAAATATCAGTGGTTGTCAGCTGAGGCGCGGTGACGCGTGTCAGCAGAGTTGATACCGCGTCATAGTCGAAGTTGAGAACATCAACCAGCCGCAGCCCGCGCAGTGAGCCAGCTTGCTTGATTGTGTCGGTGATTGCGACGGATTTGATTTCCTGGTCGCCGCGTTTAATGGGTTGGCTGAGAGTTACTGACATTATATTTTCTCCGGGCGGCCAGGCTGGCCGCCATTGGTAGTGGTTAAAAAATGATTACTGGCCGAGGCCCAGGGCGGACGCAATGCGGTCCGGGTAGAGACTCTTGCCGTTGCGCTTGTAGATGAAGTTCAGCAGGTCGATTTCCAGCAAAGGCTTGTCATCCACGGAGAGCTTGTAATACGTATTTTTGAGCGCATAAGTATGGCTGGTGTCATCACCCTGCTTGGCTTCGCCCTGGTCAACTTCGGTAATACGTCCGCGCATCTCGATCTCAAGCAGGGAACTTGTTCCACCGCTGTAGATCTCACCGACAAAGCGCGTGCGTAGTTCGTCAATGTCCCCGCCCCATTTCAGGATCAGCTCTTCGACCATGCCGCCAACAACCATTGATGCATCCAGTGCACCTGAATCAAGGCCGAGGTCGACAGCAGCGGAGCCAAGCATCCCGCCACCCTGGTAATCTTCCGTTTTACGGGTAATTTTGGGGAGCGTGACGCTGGGGATTTTCCCGATGTAGTTGTCACCATCGACAAATCGTGAACAGGCGGAGTTTCTTCGGAATAGCCATTTATGCACCTCCCAGCGATGCAAAGGCT